AATTCACTGTCCCCCAGACTTGCGTCGTCGGATGCAAATCGTCGGCTACGCCGAGTTACTCAAATGGACTGCAGCTTGTCGCGCCATGATCGTTGAGGACCGCGTCAACCACACTGGCGATATTGCACTGGCCGAACATCTCGCTCGAGCCGTGGCCGTTAAGACGGGCGGGTCTATCGTGCTCAGTTCGCAGAAGAGTCCAGGACCCATAGAACTTGCCCGGTGCGCAGTGTGGGGCATCATGCTTGCGTCCAAACCAGTACGGTCGTCGCGTGCCGCTTTCGCTTTTGGCTAGGGGTACTTACATAAAAGAAATATCTGTGAGAGACTCGCAAGTGATGGCTCTTTTCGGTAGCAAGAAAGTAAGCGCAACCCCCGCGTTTGCGTCCGCGCCGATACAGGCTGCAGCAGGTTCTGCCGCACAGGTGGGTCAGTTCTATACGTACTCCGTCGGGGCGTCGCAAGAACTGGCCCTCTCTGTTCCCACTGTTGCCCGCTCGATTCAAATGATTGCGTCTATGGTCGGCTGTTTAGAACTGAAGCATTACACGACGCAATGGACTGGCGAAGAGTACGAAGAGATCTATTTGGAGAACGAGTCGTGGATGGATCAGCCCGATCCCAAGGTCACGCGCAACTTCATTTTCTCCCAGCTCGTCACGGACCTAATGCTTCACGGTCGCGGATTCTGGTACATCACCAGCCGATCCACTGCCACAGGACGCCCGCTTTCGTTCCAATGGTTACCCGCCGCAATGGTGACGACCCTGGATCAAGCAGGTCCGCAATGGTTCGGCCCGTCCGACCAAGTCGAATTTAACGGTTACCCACTCGCAACCGATGACGTCGTGCAGTTCTTGGCACCGACTCAAGGTCTGCTGTACACAGGCAACCGGGCAATCATGACGGCCTTAAAACTTCAGCAAGCCGCAGACCGTTTTGCTGTCAACGAAATTGCCGCTGGTTGGTTGCAACAAACTGACGCATCCGAACCAATGAGTGCGGAAGATCTTTCCGAACTTGCAGCTGCTTGGCGTAACGCTCGACAAGTTGGTGCCATTGGCGCACTTAACAGCGTCGTGACTTTTAAAGAGTTCTCCAGTGATCCGAACAAACTGCAACTGATTGAGTCGCGTCAATTTCAGTCGCTTGAACTGTCTCGAAGCACGGGAATCCCCCCATACTTATTGGGCATCGGCGTGCCCGGTTCATACACATATCAAAACGCGCAACAGGCACGCCAAGATCTTTACTTGTTCGGCACCAAACAATATTTAGATGCTATTGAACAAACATTGTCAATGAACCAACTTTTACCGCGTGGTCGATACGTCAAATTTGATGTGTCGGACTATATGTACGAAAACGATCTTGGGAATGTTGAGCGCGAACCCGCTTTTGATTCAGGAAACCGCGAGGAAGAATACTCATGATTAGATTGACCGCTCAACAGATCACGCTGGACGCGTCCGCTGACGGTGAACCGTCGCGTCAGATCACTGGGCTTGCAGTCCCTTGGAATGTCAAAGCCCAATTGAGTGGTGGCGAAAGTGTGGTCTTCCTTGAAGGCTCACTTCCCGAGGACGGCCCAATGCCAAAGCTCTTGGAATACCACGACGACACGCGCGTCATTGGTCGAGTCACCGAGCGCGTATCAACTTCTGAGGGCATGATGTTCGTGGCAAAACTCAGCGCCACACGCGCCGCCGATGATGCTCTCGCACTGCTCGCCGACGGCGCTTTAGACAGCGTTTCGGTTGGCGCAATCCCCACCAAGTTCAAACGCCTGTCAGACGGGACTCTAGAGGTCTCTCAAGCCCGATTCGTAGAACTGTCGCTCGTCACTGTGCCAGCCTACGAATCAGCACAGGTCTACTCAGTCGCCGCCTCATCACCCGATGAAAGCGAACCCGACGAAACCGAAACCCCAACAGAAACAACCCCAACACCATCCGAGGAGGATGAAATGTCAGAACCCACAACCGTTGAAGCCGCTGTTGCGACTCAACCCATCTATGCAACCGCTGTCAAGCGTGACGCAAAACTGCCGACCGCTGTCGAATACTTGAGTGCTGCCATTGCTGGCGGAACTGCTTGGGAACGTATGCACGAAGCACTTCGCGCCGCAGCTCCCGACGTGGTCACCAGCGACACACCCGGTGTACTCCCCACTCCAATCCTTGGACCTGTCTACAACAACTTCATCGGCCGTCGCCCTGTCGTTGATGCAGTCGGTGCCAAGTCCATGCCCGGTGGAGGCAAGATCTTCATCCGTCCCGAGGTCACGACCCATACCAGCATTGGTGCAAGCCTTGCCGAAATGAGCAACCAGTCAGGCACTTTCGTGGTGAGTTCGAATCAGGTCACCAAGCAAATTTTCGGTGGCTATGTCAACATCTCCGAAGCCGATCTTGATTGGAGCGATCCCGCGATCTTGTCAATCTTGCTTGACGACATGGGCCGTATCTACGCAAACGCAACCGACAACTATGCCGCCGATACTTTGGTCGCTGGCGCAACCACGACTCAAGCGTTTACCGCTGCCGACACTGACGACCCGTCAGTTTGGGCCGCTGAAATTGCTCAAGCTGCAGCAACTATCCTCACTTCGTCAAATGGCAACTTGCCGACTCACTTGTTCGTGGCTCCCGGTATTTGGCAAGATTTGATCGCTTTGTCGGATTCAAGCAAGCGTCCGTTGTTCCCACAGATTGGACCGATGAACGCTTTCGGTAATCTTGCACCCGGTCAAGTCAACGGAAACGCGTTTGGTCTGCAAGTTGTAGTTGACCGCAACTTTGCAAGCGCAACTTGTATTGTCGGCGACGCATCTGGCTTCGAATTGTTTGAACAGCAGAAGGGCGCTATCTCGTTGGACAACCCGTCCACCTTGAGCCGCACCATTGCGTTCCGTGGCTACTTCGCCGCCTTGATGATTGACTCAAGCAAATTCGTCAAGTTCACGTTCGCCTGATCCGACTGACTAAGTAGAGAGACTGCACCATGGCCACATTTAGCGTGACGCACCACCAGCGTCTAGACGATGTTGCTGTGGTGCAGACCCTCGAAGCAACCGACATCACAGTCGGCCAGACAATCACACTGACAGGACTCGGTCACGGCCTGAACGGCACCTACATTGTGATCGCTGTACCGGTCAACTTGTTTGCTGGCGTTAACGAAGCAGGCGACCTGCTGTACAACGAAAACGAAATCATAGTCAACCAATTGATGTTCCAAGATGTTGGCGACGATCTAGAACGATCCGCTGCCGATCCGTTTGGAACTTTGACATGGACTTTGACTTGTACATGGACGACCGTTGCAAATACTCAGGAATTCTTGGGAATTTCCAGCGCAACGGCCAATGACACCGCGTTTCTCACGACTTGTGTTGCAGCTGCGAACTCATGGTGTTTTCGTCGCAGAGTCTCCGCTGGCTACCACGATAGTTTGACCAGCGCACCAGACGCCGCAGCACTGCTTGGAACCACGCTTTACGCCGCAGGGCTTTACCGTGAACGCGGGACTACTGGCGATTCATACGCGTCGTTTGGTGACATGACAGGACCACCGCTAATGACCTTGGGTCGAGTCAACCAGTTGCTCGGCATTAAACGATCGCAGTGTGCATGAAATGGCAGGCATCTTCACGGACGCGATTGATGCTGTCTCAGCAACGATCACGGCTCTCGGGCTTAAGCCTGTCACTGATCCTCGCAACGCTCGACCGCTTACTGTATTCATTGAGCTTCCTGTTTTCACTGCGTTCAATAACCAAACAGCGGACGTCACGATTGATCTCCGAGTGTTGGGCGCGCCACCCGGCAACAGCGACTCTACGACGTACATACTCGGAGTCGTTGATCAACTGATGAACTCTACTCTTGCAGTTGTATCTGGACGGCCCTCACTTGCTCAGATCGGATCGCAAGATCTACCTGCTTACGACCTCACAATTAGAATCGGCTCAAGCCGCAGATAAAAGGACAAACAATGCCCACAACTTACCTATCAAACCCAACCGTCAATGTCACCAGCCCGTCAGCAATCTCGCTCACCAGCAACTGTTCTGCAGCGGTATTGACTTTGACCGCCGAGGCTTTGGAAAACACGAGCTTCGGTCAGACTTCCCGCACGTTCACGGCTGGGTTGTTCAGCAATGAATTGACCCTGACTTTGTTTCAGGGTTACGGAACGACCGAAGTGGAAACATACTTGAACAGTTTGTTCGGTGTTGCCTCCACTATCGTTGTCAGCCCGTCTGGAACAACTGAGTCCGCTTCGAATCCTGAATACACGCTCACCGGTTGCTACCTAGAAACCGTCACGCCGATTAACGCAACTGTCGGCGAACTGTCAGTTGTTGAAGCCGTGTTCAAGGGCGGCACCTACGGTCGCGACATCACCACACCGTAATCCGTAAACTGATCCAATCCCGACTAGGAGAACCATGAAATTAACACTTAGCGTCCGACTCACCGATGGTGAGACTTACCGAGTAATCACGAACCTGTTTGTGATCATTTCGTGGGAGCGTAAATTCAAGCGACGAGCATCAGATCTGAGCAGTGGGATCGGGATGGAAGATCTAGCGTTCATGGCTTACGAGGCCAGCAAACAACAAGGTCACCCGGTCCCAGTCTCATTTGATGAGTTCGTCAAAAAGTTAGAAGATCTAGAAGTTGTGGAGACTGAATCCGCAGTCCCTACGCAGGAGGCCACCGACGTCAGCTAGCAGCTCTGCTAGTTGAGACTGGATTCTGGCCTCCACAAATAACATTCGAGACAGACGATCTAGCAACTTGTGTGCAGATCATCAACGAGCAGAGAAAGAAAACCTGATGCCAGCAGATCTGAGACTTGATACTTATGGTCTGCAAGACGCATTGAAGAAGATGCAGAAAATCAACCCTGCTATTCGTCGCACTCTGCTTAAAGACACAAAAGTTGCAGCTCAACCCCTGGTGGATCTGATCAACAGTCGAGTCCCAACGACGCCACCGTTGAGCGGTATGAATCACAACGGTCGCACCGGGTGGGGCAATGTCAAGAAGGTGCAGATCTCGTTGAATACTCGCAAGCCTCGCAAGGGTTCGGCGACTGCTGGCGCTGAACAGATCGCAGTGGTTCGTGTAGTCACCAAGGGTGCTCCCGTGGCGATTACAGACATGGCTGGCCGTGCTGGTGGCACTAAATCGCGCCGAGAGTCAAAGTACCGCCGACCTAATTTTGCGTCAGCTCTTCAGGGCGAACCGTCGCGCTATATGTGGAAAGACATAGATCAGATGGTCGCCGAAACTGAACGGGCCTTGAAGCCGATCATTGACCAGTTCATGGTTGATGCACAAAGAGAGTTCAACTGATGGCAATCAACCTCCCAATCATTTCTGAGTGGAATCCCAAGGGCATAGATAAAGCAATTGCCGACTTTAAGAAACTTGAAACCAACGGACAAAAAGCAGCCTTTGCCATCAAGAAAGCGGCGGTCCCTGCTGGGCTCGCGATCGCAGCTCTTGGCGCTGTCGCTTTTGATGCTGTCAAAGCGTTTGCAGAGGATGAAGCCGCAGCCGAAAAACTCGGGTTGACACTTCAGAACGTCACCTATGCAACCGACGCCCAGATCGCATCCGTGGAGCAGTTCATCACCAAAACCTCTATGGCGGCCGCTGTCGCCGACGATGAACTTCGCCCGGCACTTGACAAACTGGTTCGAGGCACTGGCGATGTTGCTCAAGCTCAAGATCTGCTCACTCTCGCGCTAGATGTCTCTGCGGGCACTGGCAAGGATCTAGGCGCAGTCGCTGACGCGTTGTCCAAGGCTTATAACGGCAACTTCACAGCACTTAAGAAATTAGATCCAGCACTGGCTTCACTTATTGAAGAAGGCGCAGACGCCGACGAAGTGTTCGGTCGTTTGGGTGCAACATTTAAGAATCAAGCCTCAACTGCTGCGAACACGACCGCAGGCAAGATGAAGAACTTGTCTATCCAAATGGGCGAGTTTAAAGAGTCAATCGGCGCAGCTGTCGCACCGCTTATTGAGAAACTGCTTCCAGCACTTTTGAGGTTCTCAACATGGGCCCAAGAAAACACTGGGTTGATCGTTACGCTAGGAGTTGTGGTCGGCACGTTTGCTGCAGCGATCATCGGTATCAACGCAGCTCTTGCCGTTTATAACGCAATCCAAGCCCTTACTCTTGCGCTTAACACTGCACTCACAGCATCGTTCACAGCTCTTTGGATCGCTACTGGCGTCATAGTTATCATTGCAATCATTGCGGCACTGGTTGCACTACAAGCAAAATTCAACATTTTTGGTAAAGCCATTGAGGGCCTGAAGGCTTACTTCATGGCTTGGTGGGGCGTCGTCCAGTTTGTGTTCAATGCGGTCAAAACAGGGTTCGCGGAATTGGCGGATCTTGGCAAGGCGATCTTTGACGGTATTGGCGGAGCGTTTAAGGGAGTAATCAACGCAGTCCTTTCGGCAATGGAAAAGGGCTTGAACTTTGCGATCAAGGGACTGAATACGATCCTTGACGGCATTGACAAAGCAGCAGGGCCGTGGGTGAACTTCGGAAGTATCCCAGAAGTTAAGTTGCCTCGACTAGCTGAGGGAGGCATCGTTACCAGTCCGACGATCGCCATGATCGGTGAGCGCGGCCCTGAAGCTGTGATCCCGTTGAACCGTGCCGGTGGCATGGGCATGGGTAATCAGATCACCGTCAATGTTTCAAGTGCTGATCCGAACGCTGTTGTCGCAGCTCTTCAGCAATACATCCGTGATCGTGGAGCTTTACCGATCAGTGTGAATCCGACAGCGTTCCGAGGCTGACATGGCAGGCCCGATCACCTATACGACAACGCTGTCAGTCAAACTGGCGACAGGTTCTACAGTTGATCTGAGCTCTTACATGCTGTCGTACACGACAGATCTGGACGCTGGTATCTACACGATGGGAACAGCGACAGCATCGTTTACCATGAAAAACTTCTTGAACGAGTTCACGCCCAGTGGAGGAGGCACATTCTCCACGACTAACTGGTTCGGAGCAAAGTTCCTCCTCACCTTTACCTATGACGACGGAACAGCCTCCACCTACTACCTGTTTGAGGGCATCTGTACCGACTTCACTATTGACTCTGGGTACAAAGACTCAAAAGCATCTTTCACATGTGTTGATGCGTTCACTTTCTCATCCCCAACACGCACCGATATCGTCGGCATCACATCACTTGAAACAATGCCAACCAAGATCGCTCAAGTCTTAACTAACGTGCAATTTCCAACATTAGGCGGAACAGCGACAGGAATTTTTGAGTCCATAGGCGACAACGACGGAACAGTTGAAACAGTCTCAGGGACACCGACCGCCGGCGGAGTGTCAGACCTGATCAGCACTCGACATCTTCCATCCTCTGCAGCGATCTCGTGGCCCGTCTACTCAACACTCGCTGGATCTGCCACGACTTACCAGTCGATCGTCCTGTATTACACGCCACTCCGAAGCAAGTTTGATCGTAACGGCCCGTATTATGTGTACGGTTCGGACATCACACCGAACGCCAGCTCTATCCCATTTCAGACTCTTAGTGCGTCATATAACAGAGCCGACTTTGCGACTGGAGCACAAACGACAGCCACAAGCGGTGGAGTCACCTTTGTTGAAAACGGTGCAAGCACGACGACTTACGGCACAAAAGTCATTGCATGGCCTCAAGTCTTTTTGATTACCTCAGGGCAGACTTACCTGACTGGCGCACTCGGTAGCCGATACAACACACTTGAATATGTGCCGACAAGTCTTACAATCAAACTGTCACAAATAAAGCCGATACTCACATTTACTCCTAAAGAGGCTTTCTTCAAGATGATCGACATGTTGACCGGTATCTGGGAACGTGTAGAGCTCAAGTACAAGCCTGTCGGCACAGCGACAACAGTGACAACACAGAATGTGATTACGGGCCGAACTATCTCAGGAACACCGGAGGACATGATCGTCACATTCAGGACGAAGCCTTGGTACAACTGGTCTGCTTTTATTCTTGATGATTCAGTAAATGGTATTTTGGATACCAGTCGTCTCGGCTGGTAAAGGAGAATTATGACTTATCCCACTTTTAACGCTGGCCAGGTTCTGACAGCCGCCGAAATGAACGCTGTTGGCTTGTGGCTCGTCAAGACA